TACCCCGGTAGTTCCAGCAACACCTTGCGAACCTGTTATTCCTTGAGGCCCCGGATCACCCTGAGAACCCGTAATACCTATCGGGCCTTGATAGCCAGTAACACCCGTGCCACCCATAATCCCTGTATTGCCTTGGTTGCCTTGTACGCCCTGCTGTCCAGTAATACCTGTAGAGCCTTGCACACCTGTCGAGCCTTGACTACCCTGTGCTCCTTGCGGCCCGGTGATTCCCGTTAACCCTTGGTATCCGGTGATTCCCATCGGCCCCTGATCGCCAGCGGCACCGGTAGCACCCTGAGGGCCAGTTTCACCACCCACACCAGTTGCACCAGCCGGACCTTGAGAACCAGTCACTCCCACCAATCCAGTCGCACCCTGTGTACCCGTTTGACCTTGAGAACCCTGGATTCCCTGTGTTCCTGTTAATCCCTGTTGTCCGGTAGCACCCTGAGCGCCTACGTTTCCCTGCGGTCCCTGTGTACCTGTTATACCTCTGATCCCGGTTACTCCCTGAGCGCCAGCATTACCTTGCGCCCCCTGAATACCAGTTAATCCCTGAGATCCGATAGCTCCAGTAATGCCTTGTGCGCCCGTTGACCCCTGCGTTCCAGTTGTGCCTTGCGTACCTTGAATACCCGTAGGACCTGCGACTCCTTGTACCCCTTGTTCACCCTGGATTCCTTGCACACCCTGAATTCCGGTTACGCCCTGAGGACCGGCTGATCCAGTATTCCCCGCAGGACCGGTAGCGCCAGCAGGACCAACCGCGCCATCAGGACCCGCAGGACCAGTGGGACCGGATATTTCAGATACAAGCCTTTGCTTTCTTAGACTTCCATCTGTTTTTTGTTTTGTTGATGGCATCGGTGATCCTTTCAGTTAAAAAACGTATAAAATAAAAAAGCCCCATAGAATCGATTTTACTCAATTCCAATGGGGCTTCAGCGCGATTGGGTACTAACTTATGCGTCTATCAAAAGGAATATCTATCAAGAGGGATAAGTTAGTGTTTATTTTTCAGATTATAATTACATTAACTCACATCTCCCAAATTAACTTTTGCCACTCAACGGCAATATCCGTCCAATCACACTTTTTATCCAACATAGATAATCGGTTTAATGCTTGATATTTCATTAATAACACAGAATCAGACATTAATTCAACGGATTTATCAATAAACTTTTGTTGGTACATCTTACTATATGGACTCCCGGTTAGCAAGAAATTAAGATTACGGTCAACAGTTGTGGATAATGCGCCCATATCAGTTGTAATTACAGGAGTTCCGGCAAGTTGAGATTCAAAAGTAGTGAGGCAGAAAGTCTCCCAAAAGTTATTCGGGTACAACATCAATTCCGAGCTCAACATTTCCTCAGCCACCTTCGCGTGGGTAACGCGACCTGTAAATTTCACATTAGTAAAGTTAGATAACTTATTTAGTAATGTCGCACGTTGCCCTTCAACTGAATTCTTCCATTCTTCTGATTGACCCCATGTCTTCAATCCTTCCCAGCCGTATAATATAGTAAGATGAATATCAGGTATCTTAGAAGTTAATTCTGGCCACATATCAGCAAGGATATACAATCCACGATCCGGATTACTGCTATAAATAACTTTTCCTTTAACTTTCGGAATAGGCTTGTTGAATAGCTCTTTCCTTAATCCGAGCGGGATGATGTGGAGTTTTTTTGAATTTACTACTTCACCAAACCGTTGTGCTATATAACATCGGTGCCATAACGAACTACACACGATAGCATCAGCCTTATCAAATGCATCCGGATGATTTGGATCGGCAAAATGTGCATCTTGGAGCCAGACTATCTTCTTTGATTTTGATTCAAGATACATAGCATCAAACCAGCGGGAAGTGATAATAACATCAGGCTCAAGGCAGATGTAATTATTCAGATTTTGATACGGAATATAATACACTCCATCATAAACGTGTTCCTGGGATGTATTACAGAACAAGAACACGGTATGCCCAATATCGGAAAACTCCTTAGCCATCTCGATATAGGTAGTCTCTACCCCATGGACTCCTTGGGTATCCAGTATCCCACCCCATATCGGTTCAGGAGTTACCCCTAATGTCATAAAGATTTTCTGCTTTGTTTCCTTCCGGCACCACCATAAATTGTTTAATAACCGATGGTCCGTTCCGGCAATTTCCTCTAAAACAGACTTCGCCTTATCATATTGTTTCATTTTATAATAACACATAAATAACTGGTCTTTTGGGTACTCATTGTATGTTTTCTTGGATAGGAATAGAACAACATCATTAGGAATCGGGAGTGAAGATGCTGTGATATATTGAGCCGCCGCTTTATCGTAATTCTGAAGACTGAAGAAAACGTCACCCAATAAGCAATAAACCTCAGCACGCCGAGTATCAATCGTGATAGCTTGGTTACAGTAATCAATCGCTTGTTCGTAATCTCCGGTTGATTTGTATGCCTTGGCGATATCGTAACAAGCCTGCCACCGTTCGTCACGATAATTGTTGTCAGGTAATGATAAGTATTGCTCAAGACTTGATATAGCCAACATGGGTTCATCGAGATCGAGATATGTGCGCCCCAGATAGAACCAGGCACGATGATCGTTGGGATTATTGGATATAGCCTCATTAAGTAACCGGATGTATAACTCAAAACGCGATCTTGCCGTTGCAGCCTTATCGGATTTCAGGTGTTCATGCCGAACCAAGATAGAATTATCGAATGTCGTAGGTTGATCGTTGCTGCATGTGAGACATTCATGCACACCGGGACCAACGAAAGAATAATTTCCATCATTACGAAACATCCGGATACGGTGATATTCCATGTCAACAACGCTGTAATTATCCGCTGGCCCTTCGGTAATATAACAACTCAAGGCATTACACATTCCGGATTCAGCATAATCACGAATTTTGTAAGCATTCTGGTATAATATTTCATCCGCATCCATCCAAAGAATATAATCCGCATCGGTTTGTTCTGCTATCTTTAATGCTGCATTCTTTGTATCGACAAAATTAACAAACGGAATTTCATGCAGATCACCGTATTCTTTAATAATATCCTGCGTACCATCCGTAGAGCCAGTGTCAATAATGATATAACTATCAACAACATCACGAACCGCATCCAAGCACTTGCGTAAAATCTCCGATTCATTCTTAACAATCATACATGCAGCTATTTTCTTCCCGGTTCCCATCAGCCAACCTTTCTCGCCATGCAATAAGCACTTGGCGTTCCGTTCCCATCATAATTAAAACTCTCAATAATATCAAATCCAATATCAGTAAGAATGGATATGAGTTTTTGTAACGACATCCCCCCTTGATGGATCTGTCCATAATCAAGCTGACTATTATCTGCATCCCACGTTCTGCATTTATCAACATTGCTTAATGCGTCTACCTGGGACCCGTAAATAGTAGAAATGCCCCAATTCCACTTAATTTCATTATCCATTTGTAAGAAGGTTTTCATGCACAGTTCAATATCCGGAATACCAATTTCCAATATCCCGCCAAACTTTAATACCCGATGCCATTCTATTAATGTTGATATAAACTGGACATAAGGAATATGCTCAAGAACATGCTGCGCGTTAATCCGATCTATAACTTCATTTCTATAAGGTAAATCGCGCATGTCTGCAACAATGTCAGGCTCTCCGTATTTATCCATATTAACATATCCGGGATAACGAGTATTTCCGCATCCGATATTAAGTTTTATTTTATCCTCTTCGATTAAATTAAATTCCACCTGCTGTTTGGCAATCAGATAATCACGATTAGCAACCATCTTATCAATAGGAATCTTGCCGACAATTCCATCGAACCGGGAACAACAATCAAAGTAGAATTTACCCCATTTGTTCATGAGATATTCATTTGTAGTCTTTACAACATCCATCTTGGCAAAGTTATTGGTTTTGTATTGATGGTAGACAACTGCCGGAGCAATGCCAATCTTATAACCAAGGCTTTTGATGGTAACTGAATAACTTGTATCAATAGCTGTGTTTTTGTCGGGTAAATTAAAGTCAGGAGTAACATGACCGATAAGTTTACTATCAATCATCTGGAAATATCCCGGCATCCACCCCGTTTCACGGTCAATGAGGGTATCACTGAAATCATAATCAGGATCGTAAGTTGAGTATGTACCGACCATGGCCCACCGATTTTTCATCATAGATATAAGACATTGGTTAAGCACAGGCTGGATAAACTCAATATCATCATCCAAGAATATCCAGAATCGCTTGTTTGTAGCTCGAAAATTCTGCCTCAACATCTCAAAGTTTTCTAATATTGGACGATCTGCAATCTGGACAATAAATGGTATGTTGGGATGGAACTTCTTTACAGATTCTAATAGCTTTGGTAAGTTTTCGGTTCGATGCGTGAATGTTCCAAAAGCAACATCATAAAGCATTATATTATCCTTTCTTTAATAACGCCATGGTGAGGGATCTGTGCATACGAGAAATTTGTAAACTATCGGTTGCCTACCGCTTGAATCGTTGGTTAAGGTTAATCGTGCGATGTAACTGGTTCCAGGAAAAGTACATGTCATGGTTCCTTCGAGGTAATCCGTACCATCAGAAGAATCATAAACAATCTGGTAATGACCACCGTTATCGAAACTCACCTCCATTCTTATATATCCGTAGCCACCATTTGAGTAATCTAAATAAGATAAAAATGCAACAAAAGAAGTCGGATTATCATCTTTTAACGAATAAGCACCAGCCGCAGGAGTACCGGAAACGGTGAGTGTGTTGGGAGTATTGCTTGTTATGGTGAACGTTGATGCAGCACTATCAACCAGAGTGAGATTGGTGCATTGATCCGCAAACCAACTCTTACCTGTATCCGTAAGAAAATTCAATCCAACAGAAGTCGATGTTCCTGTTTCGATAGTCGTAATGTTGGTATATGTTTTGCTTGTAAATCCATATGCCCGATCTGCAACAATGCCACCAGAAATTAGATAACTTTTTTCTACGGTGCATTGATATACAGCAGGTTCCGGATCTGCACGTTTCGTTTCATCGTTAAACGCATCATAGATAGCAAATTGCGCCCATGCTATAATCTGGAAGTTCATCTTCATCAATTCTAATTCAAGAGCCTTATCATTCGCATAGGTATCAATAAAAGGATCTTCATCGGTTCGTAACTCGAATATTGTTTTCCCGGTAGCATCCTTGCCACGCAATCCATATACATTGGTATCCAGTTCACCTAACTTAACCTTCTCAACACCGGCATCATATAAAGTTATCTCCGGCGTGTCAGGATCAAGCAGGATGAAGCTGGTAGTCTTGCCTATACGTAACCTTCCCTCAAGGGCATTCGGTACGCTGGCGTTCGTTGAGTCCGGTCCTGATATGATTACTGAATATGTCCCGGTTGTAGTATCTGTTGAAATTGTAATTGCCCCAGGATTAAGATCGGCCCAATCATCCAGCGCAACGGAAAATTTAATTGCACGAATATTGATTGATACATCCGCACTAATAACCACTTCATCAATCAAAACATCATACGAACCGCCAAAATCTGCATAGTTGATGGTTATGACATCATCTGGACGCAACGCAAGGCACGTACCTTTAAGAGTGCATGATACATCTGCTTCCTTGAGTAACTTACGTTGATAGTATAATGTTCCTAATTTCTGGATATGTTGTGTGTTCTGCACACCCGGAAATTCAATCGTTTCTGATCCGACAACCAACTTTGTTGTTTTTGCCGGAACGAGAGTTTTGAGAAATGTATCTTGCGACTCACCGGATTGCTGCCATGCTACGTATGCTGAATCAGAATTAACTTCTGCAATGGCATCGGTGTATTTAAAACTTGATGGGCCTGTTTCCTGTGATTTGGTCACTTCAACCGAAGTAATTGTTTTCTGAGATACTTTAGATAGCACCTGAAGGCTAAGTTGCTCACCCACCACAAGACATGCGTGGCACATGGCGAGAAGTTTCGATAGAACGGTCGTTCTATTTTCCTTGTACCAAAATGCAAAATTCCACGTTAATCCCCATGATGCAAAAGTTGTTTTGGCTGTATCGAATGATGCCAAGTTAAGATCGTAATCAAGGCACCCCATATTGCGTAATACGATACGGATAATATCAGCAGGATTCGTGACTGATAACGTTAAGGCTTTACTGAATTTTGTCGGCATATCGAGAATGGTTGTACCGGATACCCATATCCCGGAAGCATCAACAACGCCATCTGAATTGGAATCAACGATAATAGGCTGAAATACTCTCCAGTTTGTGAGATCCGCATCCGGTTTTGTCGATTGCGTGAATGTGTACGATGGCGAGGTCCATGCGATCTTCGTCCCCATAGAGGCTGGTGATCGAACCTCTGAGATAGTGTAGGTATCTGTGGTATCACCCAATAAATAATATCTCGATGTTCCGGTATAGATCGATCTCAATGGTACATAGCATGTTCCATATGGTTCTGGAACACAGATGCTATCATTAGAAGTATCGTTTGCAGTAGGGAATATATCAGAAACAAGTCGGGTATTTGGATATGTGCCTTGTAGATATTGCTGAAGAAAATCTTCGCACACAACATCGATTTGTTGATTGTAAGGCGATGCGGATTTGATTCGGAACCGCCATGAGCCAACTACTTGTTTGCCTAATCCATCATCAACAACTAATGCGATACGTACTTGACCGTTCTTGAAATTGGATGCTGTAAGAGTATTGGATGAATTCAGGATAGTAAAATTTACATCATTGGGTGCATGAATCCCGGATTCGGATTTCGACCTGCGAAGCGTGATTCCTGAAAAGTTGGTTATCTTGAAGGTGTGGGAAGTATCCCACTCTGAATCACTATAACCACCAGGCGCTTCTACAGCCCCTACGTTAATCGTTCCAGTTCCGGCTGGCACTGTACCCGTTGACCAATGATATTCCGTACCGAGGTTATCGATAACACGAAAAAGCCAATAAACGGTTTTATTGGCAGCGGCGATAACAGCTAATTGGCGAGTAGAGAAAGTTTCAGGCATCAGTCGGCAATCCTACCAAGGATTTTCATACGAATTGATTTTATCCCCATGCGTGACATAGCGTTTCCGGAACGAGGTAGCTTGCAATCGAACCGCACCACATAAGTGTGACCATCACCCCATGCGTACTTGAATGATCGTTGGCACCCATTGGCCTTCACTGGATCATTGTACCAGTCGAAAATGGTGCCTGAGTTCGATTCAGATAACAGATTCCATTGAATATTGATATAGAAAATTGATGATGTGCCAAAACTAATTCTTTCCTCTGATCCATCAACACCATAATGAATCGTTTGAGATTTTGCTGATTCTTCAGCTACTTCGCCTTGGGGAAGAATCCCGATTGCGGCATTGTAATCAGGCGTTACCGTTGTTGTATGGTCGTAAATTTCCGTCGCAGCCATTAATTCACAATCCTCCTGATCGCACCCGCTAAGTCACCATTACGGGGGATTTGTTTAGTTACCACATCACCAATTTCCTTGCCGTCAACATTCACATGGACATGGACAACCATCTCACCACCAGGCCCATTCGACCCGCCGTTTAATCCTAAATTCTCCCAGAATGCTGATGGTGCCTTTTTCAAGAAATTGGTTCGTTGCGGTTCGTAGGTAGGCACGGCCCACTCACCACCAGCTTCACCGAAGATTGCAGGTACGCTGGAATAGCCACCAGATGCATGGCCTGTATATTCGGAAGAAGCGTACATGGATGCTGCTATGGATGAAAGTGTCGTTCCGGAGCCATATAGCGCGGAGTAGTATTGGTATCCGCTCGTATCCGCAGAGCGACCCAATATAAGCTGATAGAGTTGGCTAATTGGATCAGTTGCAGCAACTGCACTTGCCGCTGCCATAGCCGCTGACGTTGCCGTATAAAGCTCGATATTCTTTAAGGCATCCAGTTGCCTTTGGGCGATGTCAAGTTGCAAGTCAACCCGGTCTCCAAGCGTCGAGACATCATTAATAACAGAGCTGTAGACATTCTGGTAATCCCCACTGTAAGTACGCATAAACTCAAGATACGTTTTTGCGTAATTGAGGTAGCTGGAAATTGCATCTTCGCTCGCGTCACCAGCAAACGCTATGGATCTCTGACGACTGTATTCGTTTGCGTATGATTCAGCCGATACAGCAGGAGAAAGATTGGACATGCTTATATCGATCAACCATTGCTTGATGGTATCACGTTGATTTTTAAGAGATGCAATCAAATCATTCTGAGCGTCCAGAACATCACCCAATGCGGTGTAGTATTCATCGGCAGATTCAGCCAATTCAAGCATCCGAACGTACATGTACTGACCGGAATCATCCAAAGTGAGAGATTCAAGCAAGCTACGATATCCGGAGCGAGTTTCCGGAAGTACCAAATTCATATCGGTAAACGCTTCGACAAGTTGTTGCTGGAGCCGTACTTGTTTTTCAGCATCAGAATAAAATTTATCGTAATATTTCTCAGCGTTTTCTCTGAGAGTATCTAAATCACCAGCGAGGTTGATAAGAGATTCACTAAGGGCAATGGCTTCTTGCGCCGTCCCGACAAATGCTTGACCGGTCATTTCCATTGTATCGAGAATGACGGCCTTGTCCGTAATCAACCGAGTTGCCGTTTCAAGCAATCCCTCACCAATCTTTTGATACTGCCCAACAATATCCCCAAATAGATCGAACGCAGCGATATCCGTTACTCTGCTGATTTCTTCAGTAAAAGCCGTGTTTATTTCTTCCGCAGTCTTTCCGAGAAAATCAACAACGATATTTGAAAAAGTGTAGGAGTATAGTTTTTCCATATCCGCGCCCAATCCACTGCCCAACTCAATGAATGTTCCGGCAAAGTTTTCATAAAGATTTTTAAACATCAACTTAATATCATCAGTTGTTTCAGATTGAGATCCACCTATTGTCGTACTACTATCGCCAAGCCATCCACCACTGTTTTCTGTTTTCCATGTTTGCCATTGGTTCGCCTGCACTGTACCCGGCCACTGCTCCGCTATGGTTCTAATAGGCCCAGCCCCAGCCTGCACCCCAATTCCCATTTGTTGGGTGGTGGTGGTTCCCCAAAACAGTTGATCCATATATGCAAATATCTTGTCAGCAAAGATAGACCCATTGCGAGAGATTGAACTCAACATGGGTGAAAATTCATTGACTACTGAAGTCGTTTCCATGGGAGTAAATGAAAGCCTGTTACGCACGACAGTTGTTACAAGTCCCGTGATATTCTGATTCAGGTCCTTCATCTGGTTGTAGATCCCAGACAACTCCCGGTATTCCATATCGTAGGTGTCTTGCATTAACTCCCAGGATTTGCTTATGGATTCGGAACCTTGATCGTTCGCGCCGCCGAGGACTGTGGTATTTTGGCCAAAGGCAGGGCCAGACAAAACTGACGCACCTGATCCACCACCACCAAACGCAATCCCTCCCATTGCCAAAACACCAGAAACAACAGCAATCATAGCTGCAATGCGAGCAAAGGCAGAATAAGGATCTCCTGTTCCTTGATTAACAACAGCACCAACAGCAATCATTAGGTTTTTTTGAACTTGTAATGCAATTTCAGCAATAGTAGCTGCCTTAGACATATCACTTAACGCTTGACGTTCTCTAGAATCCTTTACATAAAGTTGACCCATTGCATCAAAATTCTGTGCCATGGATGAAAACGCAGATTGCCGTTCACTATTTTCTTGGAAAAATGTATCTGAGTTAAGTTTTTTTGTTTCTGCCGCAGTATTTTTAATAATCTTTTCTTTTGCTTTTTCCGCTTGTTCTGCTGATATAAGTCCTTTATTTTGAAGATTTTCAATAATTCTATATTTTTCTTTTTCCATATCTATAATACGATTCATTGCTTTTTGATGAGAATCCGTTGAAAAAGAATCAACACTCATCATAATTTTACGATATTCCTCAGCAGCATCTATCTGTTTTTTTTTGTAATCTTCCAGATACTTTGCGTTTGACTCCTCTAATGCATCAAACCGTTCCATTTCTTCTATGTAGGATTTTTCTCTTAATTTAACTTCATCTTTCTCTTTATCTTTCAGATACTTTGCATTAGACTTCTCTGCTTCATCGAATAACTCCATTTCCTTTAGGTACGCTTTTTCTCGAACTTGTTCCATGTATTTAGCGTAGTCTTCAGCCTTTTTTTTCTCAGCATCCGTACCAGCACCCAATGGAATATCAGGAGAAGTTACCTTAGCTTGTGCTGCTTTTTTTGCTGCGTTATATTGCTTATCGTATGCCACAATAGAATCAGCAACGCCTGTGGTCACAAGATCAAAATTCTTTTTCTGTAATTTCCAAACATCAGAATAACCCTTTTTTGCCTCATCCCAATATAATTTTGCACCTTCGAAATCAAAAATAGCCAATCGAGATGCAGCCATTGCTGTACTTACGATAGCTTTACCAAGAGCATAAACCATCGCAATAGAATTACCGATAGATTCTCCAATAGGCTTTAGTGCGGCCAAAACTCCGCCCCATCCATAAGCAATCGGAGCAAGCAACGATGCCATATCCTTCATAATAGGAACAAAACCTTTCAACACATTCCATGCTGCCGTAAAAGCATCTGCAATAAACCCCCAAGCGATCTTAATATATTGAACCACTTCATCCTGATTTGCTTTTAACCATGCTGTTGCAACCTGACCACTCTCAACAAGACTTTTATAGGTATCTTTAAATAATCCCCTCTGCATGATATTCCATGTAGTTTCGATAGAGGATGACACTGCCGCCCACGTTGACTGAATATCTCCCGAAGCTGCAATAATACCTGTTAAGTATGGAGTTAATAGCTCAAGAGTATTACCATATTTTCTACCTTCTTCAACAAGACCCTTCAGACCATCCTTATATTCACCAGTTTTTTTAATCTGCTGATCGATCATCAAGGCAACCATATTGCCTTCTCTAACCTGACCTGAGAATAACGCTCTAATTTCCTGAGAAGCTTGTTTTTCTTTATCCTGTCCTTGAGTAAATAAAGCCACCGCATTTGTTAAAGCAGTAAATGATTCAATTTGTTTCTGATTATTAACATCAAGTATACTGCCCTGCATGGACATTGCCATGTTCATTTTTTGGATTTGAGATAAATTTGCAAAAGAATTAACATCCACCTGCTGCAAAACAGGAATTAGAGCTTCAGCGTATTGTAAATTTTCCTTATAATTTTTAGCTATATCACCTGTGATACCTTGCATGGTGGTGATTTGTGCTGCGACACCAATGGTTGATACTTTCATATCATCAATAGCTTTAATTCCACCCATAAATAAACCACCAATAACCTGTATCGCCTGAGATATGACATAGTAAGCCGCATAGAACCTCAACACCGCACGAGTCATAGAAGCCATTGACATCTCGTGATCGCCTACCATCTCCTTATTCAATTGTTTTAATTTTTCATTCTTGGCGCGTTCTATCCGAACCAGATCTTCAGATGTAGCCATGCTGGATTTTTTGATTGTATCATATGATGCTATAATTGCAGCTTCTTGTGCTTTGTAAGCAGCCTGTGATTTTATGCCAAGTGTTTCGTACAATGGGTTGGCGGTCATTTGCTGATTGATAGAATTAATTTTGGCAACCATAGCCGATTGAGCCCGTACCTGTTCATCGGCACTTTGCTTGGCGGCTCGGTTAATTCTCTCGTAAGACTTAATGGCTAAATTTGCCTGTAACTGATAATAAGCATCAGCCTTTACGCCAAGATTTTGATAACTTAATTGTAGCGATTTATCAGTATCCTGAGCAAGATTCTTAATTTTTGCATTAAGATCGTTTTGCTGCTTGACAAATTTTGTTGTATCTAATTCAATCTCAAAATAAAGTAATCCAACTGACATTATACCACCTACTTAACTTCGGGAACTTTACGCATTTCAGCCACAATAATATCTTTAGCCTTACCCTTTATTGACTGAAATGCTGGTCGCATAAATGGCTGCTTTGGTACACCCTTGCCCCATCCTGTAGAGGCAGTACCATATTCGGTAAACCGAGCATAAAAAACATCTTTATTCCCTGCGTATACACGCAAGTTCGATGGCCTGTCATATTTCTCTACTTTGCGAATTGTTGATCTTAAACTACCAGCAACCCGTCCCACTTGTGTATCTGCAATGAAATTTACTGTCTTGCCTTTGCCGCGTCCAGTTTTCGGGGTGAATAAAACATCGCGCAATACTCGTTTGCTTGTACGATATGCCGTGCCTACGGGTACATCCTTCCTCGTTGGACACAATCGCTTAGCAATAATAACACTTTCATCCATAACTTCATTGGCTCCAACCATAGCCGCATCGGTGATTTGCTGACAAACTTCTTTGATTTTTAAACCAATGACTCGTACTGCCATCTCTATCCCTCGTTATCCCTCTTTGTTTGTTGTGCTGAATGCCATGCTTTTAATACTCGTTGAAATGTTTCCCATTCGTTAGAGATACCACCCGGAAACTTCTCAATCGCTTTCCAAAGAGATATATGATTAATATCAATCTCTATATCCTGTTCACCATTCCATCTGCATTCACACTGATTCCGAGTCATCAAGTAAATCTTGGCTGCTATTTCATTTTCAGGTAATAATTCTATTCTCTTTTTTTCATCCGTACATCTATCGCACGGTGGCTCTTCCGGAGGGTTACGTAAACTAAATAGTGTTTGACATCGAGTGGGACAGTAAGGGGGGTCAAGCCCCCCGTACATCATTATATAACTGGCCCACTCACAGAGTTTTTTTCAACTTGCTCTTTGACGCCGGAACTTGCGATCAATTGCTGGCATCTGGCAAAAAATCTGTCAAACACAGGAACCTTCATAAGTGCCAATTTATTCTCACGAGTACAAGTTATTTCATTACCCGTTTTTGCATCTTTAAAGCCTTCAATCCCAGTAATCGCAAAATCAAAAGCATCATCACGTTCAACCCTGGCTTCTTCAGTAGACAGTTCAGCATAAAATGAAATCCGTTCCATCTGTCGTGTTTTTGGATTCATTACATGTTCTGTTTGTCGCTTTCGTTTGGCAATTCGCTCTTCAAAGAACGGCGTCATGGACCGAATCTGCACCTTGGCATCCGTAACCGGGTCATCAAATACCGGGTCTCCAGTTGAGGGATCAATATGCGAATTCTGAAATGGGAACCATTCACCTTCGTTTTGTTCAAGACTAAACAGCATAAATACACCATTATGTTCTTTCTAGCCAATGGCTGATAATTCGGTGGGCTGTGATATTACAACCCACCTACAGATCATATATTAAGTTAACATTAAGTCCCTGTGCCAACCTGCTCCATTGCTTTACTTGAAACCTGACCACTAAAAGAAATCGTACCAAAGTTGTTACGAGGTAAAGTAATAGCATCTGCCTTTGTAACAATAATGTATCCACCAGATGCTACACGCCAAAAAGTTGAAACATTGGCATAAAGATAAAGATCGGTAAGATGAGTACCTGCTTGACACACAGCGGAGAGCGCCAACTGTCCATTGGTATCAGCCGGATCGTAATTACCATTAAATTCAATGGTCCCAGCTTCACCCAATTCCGCAACCTCGTACACTTTAGTCCCCGTATCACCAAATGCTGTAGGGGCTGAAGTGACAGGCAAACTAAACCCACTCATTGACCATGACACCATATTAGCCACAACAACCGACCCGTACATAACCTTACCATTAACACCAGCTATCTTGCCCATCGTAAATCCTCCTTGTTGTTTCGGAGGCAATAAAAAAGCCCCACGAAATGAATGTTGTTTTCATCTCAACGGGGCTTTTTGGCGCGGTTGACTTATCAGACTGTGCGTCTTACGAGGGACAACCTGAAACTTTCTACCAATTGTGATTTTACCTTACTTCTCTTTCATTAAATCTTCAAGTAATTTTACAATCATTTTTAGACCACGAATAATAGCCTGACATATTTTTTTGCTGTCTTCGTTCATGCTGCCACTCCTTCCGGTGCGGCTGAAGTCATAAAAGCTCGTATCTGCTCTAATTTTACTTCTGCATCTGGTGATAGGCCTAATGCCGTAGAGTCTAATTTCCATTTAGCACTAAATCTATCATGAAGCATTTTGTACCTTACCCGGAATTCTTCCGGTGGGAACCATGTAAACGGACGGAGGCAATAGTGTTCGCAAAATGCATCGATCACCCATGCAGTTTGATTAGACTCCCATGCCTGTAATACGCACAATGTTCCATACAAATCAAATCCGTCAAGTGATTCATCAAACCGAAATCCTTTTTTCAGGTTTACGATAATCACGCATTCATCAAAGCAGCAGGCAGGATGCGGAAAGTAGTGAATATCGGAAGTATCAAAATGATCAGGAATCCGCATATCATGAAATTTACCACAGATAATCCCATTAGCGTCCTTGCCGATTACACCAGCAACTACCCAGGATTCAGGAAGCATTTTTATTTGACGCCGTACCTGTTCCATCCATCCGGATCGGAAATACATATCTTGATGAGCAAGGATACAGATATCGGAACCTTCCTGCTCAGCTTTGGATAAAAGAATATTTAATCCTTTGGTGGCAGATTCAGCATTCTGGACAAAGTTCATGCTACCTTCTATTTGGGATCGCCGGAGTACCATATCGAAACGAAGCTGATCATTAATAAGAACTCCAAATGATACTTTCAACTTGGAATCAATGGCACTTTGGGTAATCCGGATAAACTCATCCAATTGTGCATTAAAATTTTTGATCATATCATCATAATCTGGTTGTGGCTTCTTACCTGGAATAACGACTACCCTACATCCACATCGTTCTGCTTCTGTTACTAAAGCAGTGCAATCGTCATAGGAATAGAACACTTCCATCGTATTGAATAAGGCTGCAAGCTGTTCACGATTATCCGGCCAATCCGGAGTAATTTCCACCAATCCTTTTGTTTCTGGAATCTCTTCAACAAGACCAGCCCCCTTGCCTATCCAAAAGCAACCACCGGAACGTGGAAGTCCTTTATCGTAGAAAAAGTCTTCGATTACAGGGATGGTTAATACTGGGACATCCGGATAGAACGTGGAGGCGTAGGTGAATATAATATCCTTTGAGTCGTATTCCTTTTCACCACCCAACAGGCCGGGGTAATTTAAAACGTACCGTACAACCACACTACCTTTCATGGGATTTCCCGTAACCGTTTCAGGATATACAACAATTGCGTTAGGAGGAGCGTTACCACCTTGGAATATCTTCGCTTCGTATCCACGTTCTTCGAGATGTCGGCGTAATTCATACAACGCACGCACGCCCGCTGAGCTGTTACGATACGGTGGTGCCATGATGATGTAGGGAGCTTTAGTCATTTATTACATATCCTTTCTGAATAATGCTATTCCGCAAGATGGACCTGAACCTGAAATCCATTCACCAACCAGAGTAAATTCAGTTCCTTGTGCTAATTCCTTTACCACGTGGTAGACGCCCTGCCCACTGTTGGCGGTATCATGTAGGATCAAAAAACCCCCTGCCGTAAGCTTTGATGTATAATTTGATATATCCGCCATCGTTGCATCGTAGCCAGTATCTCCATCTAATAGTATAAGATCGAATGGACCGGATACGCTATCAATAATTTCCTGATTATGAGAATTGCCAATCTTTTGTTCTGTTGCAACCCCCCGTAAAATAGCGGACCTGAATTTTACCTTTGGATGCTGATTATCGTCAATTAAAACAATACGAAATGGATGGAAGAAATGATTGATTATAAATGTTGTACCACCCGCTGCAACACCAATTTCGAGGTATGACATGATCTCCTTACCAGAATCAAGAATAGCTTTGATACAAGATGATAATTCACTCGGTACTTGCTGTAAATACACACCACCTATATAAGAACCACCAAAAGTAACTAAATCATCAGACCCGGATGCCATAATAACTTTTTCTATTTCTTCGAGTGGATGAGGATCATGGACAAGATTATTTAACATATTTATTTCTTTATCATCATTTTTATTATCATTTTTATCATCATTTTTATCATCGCTTTTACTGTCATCCTGTATTACAATCTTCTTTGTCATGCTATGTATCCTCCTGTGTTCCCGGATTCAATACTTCTTTCTTCTACAGTAGCATCCCACTCTTCCATTGCCTGATAAGCCTCATCAGGAGTACGCCGACCAGCAGCACGGAACGTTCGTTCACCATCATCACCCATTGTCGGAGGAATTTCAATCCATACAAAGGCTATCCATTCTGATCGTGTGATTTGTTCGAGGGGTTTAATTTGTTCCATTGATTATCCTTTCTTAATATCCCTTAATATTTAACCATCGTGACAATAAAAACAATATGATTATAAAAACTAAAACTGCCAACCATTCCATTAATTATCCTTTCTATCGTCCAAAAACAATATTTGTAGTAAATACCAACTTATCCTCCTTATCTTCTGATAAAAAATGATTGATATTTGCCGAAACAATTACAATACCATTCTTCGTAGAAAAATATTGCAATTTTTCTCCTATTTCCTTTTCGAGATTTTCTTTTTCTTTTATGAATTCTTTTGTTGGAACCATACAGAATTATCCTTTCTATGTTGCCTGATAAGTAGCTTCGTAGTCAATTGCCGTGTGGTAGATCATGCTCGTACCATCCTGCAAAGCCGATACATCTTCTTCCATTGATACTATATTCTGTCTCTGGAATCCAACCAATAACTTGCTGCCAGATAGGGTTAATACACAATCATCAAACAATGCTATTAAATCTGCTTCCATTGTAAGTATTTCTTGTGGCCCTGCTGATTGCTGAGAGTAAAGATCGAATTGGATTAATACGGTCTCACCTTTTTTGGCGAATGCATTATCAGGGACACCGGACACGCGGGAATAGACAACACGGGGATAGTCGGGAGATGATGCGACAACGTAATAACAGCGGCCTTGCACATCGTTGTAGATAGCGGAGTCGAGAAAATGGGTGTCAATTGCTGGACGTAATATGTTCATACATTAAGCCTCACGTACTTTAATTTCCAATTCCATATTCCTACCACCTAAATTGATAGGTAATGCTGCTATGTTGAGATATTTTTCCTTATATTTAATACGCCAAGTAGTCAATATATTAACAGGCCGATACGCAATACGAATCTTCCCGGTAATTGGTGACTGCACCTGTTGCGCTACTATGGATTCTTGCCCCGTTAAAGGCCAATATGAGCCATAGCATGAGAATATAGTCTGCCAACCAGTGACACCATTAGCGTCTTTGGTTGGAGCCTGGAACGTTAGATATTTATTGCGTTCTCCAATTCTCGCCATTATAAAAAGTCCATATCATGTAACCGTCCGATATTATTTATCAAACGTCCGTAGGTAATATCGTAATTAGTAGTATTCACCCCAACCACATCATCCCCTCTGTTCATGTAATAATTAACCGCACGGCTTTTTATTGCCCTCTTCACATTTTCAGGTACATCTTCCGCCAGCCCGTACCCACAAACGAATCGTATAGTTATTGGCTTAGATGGATAAAGTTCGCCATCAGGCCAAGACTCATTGTAAGGCAATACGATATATCCACACTCTGTACCATTTAATTCAACAAGATAATCGGTATTTTCGGTTAAAGTAGTTTCCGTTCCTGTGGTATCCTTCCACTTAACATATGTTACGGACTGTAAATTCCCAAACGGTATCTTGATTCTATCTGATTCATAATCTCTGCTATCAGGCCACCTTGAAGGATAGTAATCCCATGTCTGAGTAATGATTTTCCTTCCTGTATCATTCTCAACATCCCTACGGGCCGTTTTAAGGTCTTCTTCAAGCATTGAATCTTCGGTTGACGTAGGCTCCCATGTCATAATGGATGAACCAAATTCACAAGCTGCAACAGTAACCTTGGCTACCACCTGAATCCATTGCTTTGTCCCTGTGTAGGCTTTTTCTTGGATTACTGTATCATTCAGTTCTGTGACTTGCGTAAAGGCGCCTGTTGACCAATCTGTGAATGTTCCGGTACTTGTATCACACTCACGGATTTTCGCGTCTACGATGCCACCTGAGCCATTGTTTACAGGATTTAAATAGACTACAGTATTATGTCCGAGTACGTCAATAGGTGTACCGATTACCATATAGCCAGACAAATAAGTGGATGAGAAGGTTGGATTAGCCGGGCCTTGATCTGCAAGTTTAGCCGCCGTACCCGTTACGCCTACAACTTCACCGAGAGTAAATGCACCAGAACGAGATTTTACTATGTATGTTTTTGTTGTAAGAACAGTTTGGACTATACAAGTTTTAGATGATGCCTGCCCTGTGATTATATCTCCAGCTACCCATGTGGTTGCAGGAGCCACGTCGAGAGTCATTAATTCAAGATCAGTTGGATAACTGCCAGATGTGATTGTATTTTGGAGAACGGTATTATCGGCTATTGAACCACTGTCATTGTTGAGTTGTAATTTGTACTCACTAAGGGAAACGGGTTCAACTGCGGGAGGCGTTATAAGTTTTACCCTCATTGCTTCACCTTAAACAAATCAATAATTTTGTTACTATGAACGTTGGGATTAACTACCGCCCATGCCTTAAGTAATCCCACCAGAATCCCTATACTATATGAGTAATTAGAAATCAACCATTTCCACCAATTATCTGATAAAATATCTATCATAGTTTGTCACCAACCATTTTTTTGTGGTACGATGAACTTCCGCCACAACAGACTCCCCAATACATCATCTTCCTGACAAACCATCCTTTGTTGCGGACAGTCATAGCTTCAAGGAACACATCATTTGCTTGATCGAATGTTGTTTGAGGAATACTGTCAATCCGATACAAATAATCATGCAACACCGATTCCCTATGCGCCCTATCTCCAAATGCTTCATAAACAAATGGAACGCGGGGAACAGATGCAAAGTCTGTCTCGAATCCAGATGGGACTTCGATTAATCCTAATATATCAGATTGATAGCGTAAAGGAGATTCAAGCACCCACACAGTATCATCATCTTTCAATCTTGCATCGAGATCTGATAAGAATTTAGACATAGTATATTCCCTGCTATCAATCAATACAGTAAAACAAATCACACCACGTTTGCCAACTGGATAAGCCTATCTATTTTAATAATAACAGCAGATTTGTAGGAATCAAACATCGTAATCGCTGAAATAGATACAGGTTTATCGGTGTCAAGATATCCTGTTAAAATAACTGCGATCATTGCGTACTTACCACCGAATTGTTTAGATATTTCCATTATCAAAGCATCGTAAGTTACATTACCAGCCAAGAAGAGCTTAATGGTCTGGAGTCCAGCAACTACATCAGGCTTGTATTGAGGATTGTTCTGCAATACCAACACAAAGGCTGTATCAGTTGCTACATTCACAGGAACACTTGCATTCATCCCCGTACATCCAGTAAGCAAACCTATAATCATAATCCCCGCAAATAACATTTTAACTTTTTTCATCATATCACCTCTTGCATTTCTTTGATTTTCGTTTCTTCCGCTTCTCTTTCTTCGCCGCTTCGATCTGCCTTACTCTTCCTGTCTTCGCCATTTAGTTTCCGTTCAAATTCGTCTAACCAATCAAAGAAGTCCATAAAGTCTTTTCACCTTTTCACAGCCAGAATAAGAACATTTCATCCCTCCCGGATCATTTCTACAATTCGCACAGCACGGCCCTTTACCTGCCTGAACCATTTGCTATTCTCGAATCCCCTTGCAGCATCCTCCCAGCGCCCCTCATAAATGGCCTTATTTGTGTTCTTGAAGGTTAAGGCAGTACCGACACCCACGTTATAAACAAAGTCAGCTAAGGCCACCTGACGGCGTTCTGTGTATGTTTCCAGCGAAGGATAGACTTTCAACGTTTGCTGAATAGCCTCGTCTACTGAAATATTCAAGAGACGTTCAGCCATTTCCGGGGTGATACTCCCGGCGTGTTGCAAATGGATTGCTATATCGGCAGGCATAGGTAATGCACCTATGCGCCATCCATAACCGATGGTGTTATACTTCTCCGTGTCTTTATAGACATGGAGCCTTAGACCTTCTTCGTGCCTCAGCATAGATTTTAGGAGGGTCTTGTTCATTTCATCCTCTCACCAACATGACAATCTGCCATATAAAGACAGCGATTGCGATCACTGCCACTACCAGCAAGCCGATGATAATCTTTCTCATTGTCTCCATAACTTGCTGATCCTGTAGCATATTATTTCCTCAAGTCAGTAAAATATTTGCAAGGAACAACCACGTTCCATTTATCCTTTGGGCATTCTTCCCTGTCCCGCTTACAGTTTCCTTCAGTCAGACTGCAACCATAGTATTCATATTTTATAAGCATTAATAATTATCTCCCGTTTCCGTGATGCTCGTCTATGTGATTAAGCACCGCTACCCGAACTTCCGTTATTTCACCACGGAGTTGCTTTGTCTTATCAAAGCATGTGTTCCTAATATCTATCATTTCTGCTCGCAATTTAACTTCTCGTTTTTCGCAAGCTTCCCATGTTACCTGTTCAGTGTTTGATTTTGCAAGAACTTTTAATTCAGCGGTAATGTCCCTGAGTGCTGATACTACTGATTGCTTCCATTCTACTATAGCGTTTTCCTTTTCTTTTTCCAAGGCTGCAACGAGTTCTCTGTGGATGCTAAAATTACGCTTCAGCCAAATACCTAAGAACAAAACACACAAGGGTCCAATAAATACAGATAGCAACAAACTCCATTCAATAGTAAGGGTATTTTGCATTCAAAAGAACCTCCGTGATTTATTCATTACCAGTACTACCGTTCTTTTATTCTTTTATGCAGCCACGCCCATATGATAGCAGCGATGATAATGAGAACAACGTCAGTCATTCTTGCATTCTCCGCTCGGTATCAACTTCCCGCAATTCTGGCATATCTCTAAAGGGTTGTGCAGGATGATCTTTTCCAGCCCGTCGATCCGTCGATTCAACATGAGGTCATAATTGCTCGGTGCCCGGTTTCGTTGCTCTGCCGGATGAGACATAAAGATCTGCATCGGCCATGTACAGAGTTCCACAAAAGATTTCCAGCAGATTGAACCGTAAGCCATTTTCGCCATGATTTCACTCTGAGTCTCAATCATCACAAGTACCCCCCCCATATCCACACTTCACTAACAATTATCTTATGCAAGATACTATATTAATATTAAGCGTTAAGGTAATAACCACCAGCAACAACCGGACGCCATATAACCGTAATATTGGCCTCTGCTCCGGACCCGGCAGTAGCTCCAATAATTGTGAGTTGAATCTTCTTGGTAGCCGCGGTAACAGCAGGACCACGATAGACATTATAGTAATTTCCAGTAAGATTGGACTTTGCACCAAGGGTAGATGAAAACAACACAATAGGGCTACCGTCATCTGTCTGAATTGATATGCCTGTAAATCCCGCCACAGCCGACAAATCATCTGGAATGTTAACAATAACCGCGTCGATGAATAGGTTTTGAGTTGTGGCGGTCATCACGTCATAGGTTGATGCCGCTTGATTGAGGGATATTTGTTTGTAATTGACGGTGATATTATCCAAAGCAATTTTCTTGGGAACCCAGGCATAGCCATTCCATATCCACTCCCAAAGGTAATCGCTTTCGTAGAATTCGGAACCTATCCGTACCCCGGATGAAGGTTTCGTATCGGTTGATGCGCCGATAAATTTGCTTATGTTTGCTAAGAGAGTGTATGACATTGTGGCCTCCTGTATTCCTTATTCGCCAACAAATTTTTCATAAAGATCAAAATGACTATCGTTCAACTTCTTGTCTTTGCTTAGTTTTTTAAGAACATCAGCAATTACATCAGTTGCCTTTTCACCGATTGGAATATCTTTAGGAATATCACCTTCCGATTTCCATTTTACCGTTCCTTCTGATTGCTCAAATTGTAATACCTTATGTTCATCTTCCGAGAATGACAAATCTTCTCGTAATTTGCGAACGATTTTAAGAGTTGTAAAATCTCCTTCCTTGGGGAGGATGTTGAGGAGGATCAGTCTTTCGTAAACTTTTAGTTCCATGTTCAAATAAATCCTTTCTGTGAGATTTTTAAAGTGGGGAGGTATTTCACTCCCCGGTTGGTTGTTGGTTAATGTTAGTCGATTCCGGTTTTCTTTTTTTTAGGAATATCCTTTTTTGGTTCTTCTTTCGGATCTTCCTTTTTTATAATGGGATCATCTTTCTTTGCCATAACTTCTCCTTTAGTTATTGTCAAACTATTTATGAATCTGCATATCCAATCAGCCAGAAAATTGTATTCCCAACATGACATTTTATCCATGCATTTGCAGCCCCTACCATCGGATCAGATGTCGTGATACCGCAAGTGCCGGTTGCTGCAAAATTTAGAAAGTCATTGGCTACTGCGCCTGATAATCTAATAGCTGCATCCACCACCGCACCACTGTCAACCGCCAAGGCAAGCATCGAATCCAGACAAGTAACATCTGGGTAAACCTCAATCATCACACCATCAAACTGAGCCGTAACGGTAGATGCACCCTCAATGTGGAAATGACCGGCATTAACTGTGGTTGCCGTGAAATTGCCAGTATTGACATCGCATTTGGCAGAAAGAGCGGACATTGCCGTTACCGCACCTGTACCAAAATGAGACACCCAAGGCTGGCTCCCGTAAAGTTGGCTGACAACCGTCGTTGATCCCGCCTCAGTGCCAACGTATGCTCTTGAAGCATGGCCTACTGCCGTCGTTCCACTATCTCCGGCTCCGGAAAAAGCTACCTTAACATACGATCCAAGCAAATCATCACAATCACCAGCTCCCGCGCTCTGGAGGATGTTGATTGTGTGAGCACAAACCGTCGCGCCAGGATTCGCATTGAGGATCATGGGGGCCGAAAGATCTCCCATGTTGAACAAGCCGATTCCGGTTGTGGTTTCGTCAAATTCCATAGTAATTTTGGTTTCTGCGGTTGTTTTGGTAGTTCCGATGGTGAAATTCATATCGTCAGCCATATTGACTGTACCACCAATCCAAGCATTACCACCTATCCCCGCACCGCCAGCACAAATCAATGATCCCGTAGTTGCGCTTGTTGATGCAGTAGTGCCAGCAATATTGAGAACCGTAGACGTTCCAACCAACAACAGACTATTTGCGGACTGATCCCACAGCATGTAGTTACCATTCGTGGTCCCGTAAGCACAAAGATCATTACCTTTTGACCCACCAGATGCGCCAACCGACAACACACCATTGGTATCACCATCCGGATTCCAAAACACTCCGCATCCGGTTGTCGCGCCATAAAGATTTACCAGAACACCCTTGGTATCGGCACCAAAATAAAAAGCGCCGTTGGTGTCTCCGTTGGCATCCCACCAAGCTTTATAGCCTGTTACTGCGCCGTATAAAGTGAAATCGACACCGGCAGCATCCGCACCAAGAACAGGAGCGATACCCAACATGGTCATCGTTCCCGCGCCAGCATCAATAATAAACGATTTTGATCCGGTTGCGTAAAACTGGAAATCAATATCTTGAGAAGTACCACCGATTTTTACGGCAGAAGTTCCAAGGGTAAAAACATCTCCCGTTGCGGACTGTCCTACTGCGCCTTCGTAGAAAATAAGACTTCCGCTTGACCATGTGCTCTTGATATTTGTTAATGGCATAATAACCTCCTTTCCGTGCCGAAGCTATAGGGGCGGTTCCCCTGTAAAGTGGTAGAGTAGATTATATTTTAAACCTACCCTACCCGTGGTTTAATTACGCAGCCAGAACCGTAGCAGAACCCTGACCGGGATAACGATAATCAGCAATCGCAAATCCGCTAACCGTACCAGTAACGCTTGTGGTTGTGGTAAATTTACAGGTCAGCCAATCATGATCATTGGCAGAATCCATATCCGCAATATCCACTTCCACAATCAACATAAAGTTGCTGTAAGAGCCATAGGTAAGAGTCAGAGTGGATGCGCTGGTCCATGCCGCAAGAACATCACATGAAGTGGCAGATCCAGCCGTTGCCGTACCAAGGGCTGCACCACCAAAGGCGTAATTAAATCGCATGGCCGTAGTGCAAGCCGCGTCTGAAGTCCCAGAACAAACGGTAAGAGTGGATGATGCACCGCCAAGGGTATTTAGAATAAAGCAAAACGTAACCTTATTCACGAGATCCTTTGCGTAAATTGAATCTGTATAAACGGTGCTGGAAAGATCAATCTCTTTAGCCACCGGGATGATTTTGTATTTCTCGCTATTCATTTTAAATCCTCCTTTGTTGAGTATATGAGGGGATTTTCACCCCTCTATATGTGTTTCAATTAACTTAGCTTGCCGCCAGAATTACAAACGGTCCCTGCGTTGCCGTAGCCCCACCCTTATAAGGCGTAAGGGTCTTGTTCCGGATAGGCGCACCGTCAAACCGATAAATCCACCGGAACGTCTGCTCGTCGTACAGGAATCGAACATGGATAGAAGCCTGAGCGTCGATCCCACCCTTGGTAAGCAGGAGGTACTCATTCAGATCGGCAAGGATAATATCGCCAGCCGTACCAGGTGCCTGACACTGCTCAATGGGGATAATGGGCTTGTTAAGCAGGGTCATGTAAGGCTGACCAGCCGCACCGTTCGGAGGCAGGAACACCGGGGTCGATGCCGTACCGCCCGTAACAGTCATGAGCATAATGTGGGGAAGCAAGGCCCGATTAATGAACCACACCGCACTTGGATCAGACGATGAGAGAAGGCGAGCGTACATACGCACGATATTCTCATACATGATCTTATCCGTAGCCGTACTACGATTCTGACCGGTTTCAACAGCTTGAGTAACCGTACAACCAGCGGGAATGATTCCAGAGGCATGACCAGCGCCAACACCATTGACAATCTCATCATCGATCTTAAATCCGAATTCCATCGGGAACCATCGATTGACAACAGCGGCAAGCTGAGAAGAATCCTTCAGGACATCACCAGTTGCGTAGAAAATACCCATACAGTCCTTGAGTTTCCAGTTTCCTTCCCGGAATTTGGGCTTACTGGCAGTAACTGTATCTGCCTCAGCCTTCATATAAACCTGAATCCCACCAAAGCGTGATCCCGTAGCCCGTGATGTCTCGTCGATAAGATTAAGCTCAAGTGCATTGCTATTTGCCGAACATGGAACATTAAAGCATCGCTGAGACAAAAGTCCTGTCGCAATGGAACCACGATCAAGCATATTCGCTTTATCTGTTTCCACAAGGAATCCACCCTCGGAAGGAACAAGCTCATTGGCACCAGAAGCTGCATCTGCACGAACTTTACCGAGCCGGTCAATGGCCTCTGCGCGTCTGGACATGGAAAGATCAGGGTTAACAGCAGCAACAATATCCAGAAGCTGTTCACCAATGTTTCCATAAACAGATTTCTTTTTACCGTCACCTTCGCCGCCACCAGGAGCCTGCATTTTTGCAACAGCAAGTTCAATGGATTCAAGCTGGGTTTTCATGGTAGCAATAGCCGTTACATCTTCGGCAATAGTTCTTACCTTCGCTTCCAAAAGCGGATCGGTATGGCCTTTACCTTCAAGGTCTTTCAGGCGTTTTTCATTGTCAGCCCTAAAAGCCTCCAATGCTTTGCCCTGATCTTCAATAAGTTTCTTAATCTCTTCAGACATGATTATTTTCCTCCTGTAAGTATGTTAATGTTTGATTTGAGTGCCGCAATAATAGATGGATCAATAATGTTGGTTGTAATTGCGGGTGGACCTGATTTTGTGTTAATACCTTCCGCATCTTCCGCATGATCGTCAACATTTCGCTGATCTTCATCCGTGTTATTTCCACGTTGCGCGGTTATAACCGAAGCGGCCAATTTAGCTTCAGAACGTGAAGCACCCGCATTTCGCAAGGCACGTTCAAATTCTTTACGGGTAATTGTGTGTTTATCTTGGTTTAGCAAATCGTCTGGTATTTCACCGAAGATGGATAAATCATATTCTGCTTTTACTGACTTCCCAGTAACTATCTCATCTATAAATCCATGCTCCTTGGCTTCCTTCGCAGACATATATGTAGTGTCTTTCATCATTGAGCATATTTCTTTTTTAGACTTCTTGGTTTTCTGCTGGTAGGCACCCATAATGACTTCATTGTCAATTTTAGAAAGGAACTCAGATAATTCAGCAAATTCATACTGATTGCCCATAGCTATTGTCCACGCACAATGTATCATTAGCATTGTGTTATCGTATGCCTGCACCTTCTTACCGGCCATTGCAATAACAGATGCTATAGATGCTGCCAACCCCTCAATGCGGACAGTTACATTACCGCCCTTATGTGAAGATAAGCTGTTGTATATACTAGCTCCGTCAAATACGTCTCCTCCAGGAGAATTTACACGAACAAGCACATTACCCATAGTTGATAACGCTTGGACAAAATCGCGGGGATCGTTGTAAGGCCAACCAATGTAATCGAAAAGTAATATCTCTGATGGTTCATCATCTTCTGGTTTCTTCGCAGCGATGACCTTAAACCATTCTTTATTATCAAGAGGCTTGTTGTGTATTGCTGAAATTGCCTGTGCGTTGGCTTGGGTACGATATGATAATTTCATTCTTCATCCTCCTTGTCGGGAGATTCTTTTGTTGGTTTAACTTTGTCTGATTCCTTTATAGTGCTTGTACGTGTCCGATACTCGTCTCCACCCTTGTACGGAGGCATCTCCATTTTTTTACGTGCTTCATTAGGAGAAATGATTTCCGTATTAATGCCAAGCTGGAACCCTTCCATCCGAGTCTTAAAATCTCCTCTTAATAAAGCATCTACGTTAAATTTAACAAAATACTTCTTCCGTTCCGCTTCGGTCATTAAATCGGATTGGATGGTTTTTTCATAATTCCTGCAATCAGGAGCAACGCCTACGGTAGTGTAATTGATCATAAATTGTTCTGCTGAAGCGTATGTCGGCGTCTTGTCACCAGATTGGATAAGCATCAAAGGGACACGAAAGAGGCCACAAATCTGAGCCTCGTTCATCTTCATTAATTCAAGATATTGAGCATCAACAAGTTTAATTTGCGGAAACTGAATCTTCATCCCATTGTCAAGGAGCATCAAATCTTGAGAATTAGCCAACCCCCCATATTTACGCTTATACGCTTCCCATAAATTAGCATGAGTAACAGGATCTAAACTTTGAGGATATTCAATAATGGCACTCGGATGAAGACCTTTCCCAAAATAATTAGAAAGGAATCTCGTACTTGATGTCCCTACTCCTACTGTTTCTCTTGCATATTCGATTGGATTAACACCGGAAATGCCGTCAAATGTAAGCAACCCCCGAATGTGCATGATATCTACTTGTGAATATTGTCTTGTTTCACCGTTACCTAAAGAAACATGATATGTTAAAGAATAATCCTTGTGTTGTTCTATCTTTTGTACTTTATCTGTAATTGGTATTAATCCAAGTACCGGCCTTCCGGGGATACCAATTTTGTAAGCAATAAAATTTCCTCTCATGCAAACAAAGGCTTCAACCATTGCCCAAAATATCGGTGACTGCATCCACGAATTAGGACGATCATTAAGTAAATGGTAAAGATAGAAATCAGTTGCTTCTTTAAAATCATCCCCACCTAAATTCTCAAATGTATGAATAGGCAAAGATGATATAGTCGCTGACCTTACTCTAACGCAATTCTGGACCGTAATGAGCCTCATCGCGGTATCGGATGTATATGGCAATCCAGGAAGCAAAGGAGACGACCCACCGTAAAAGCTACCACCAGGATAATACCAAGAATCATCCGTAGGCGATAATGCTTTAGGCCGGAATGCTTTAGAGAATATTCCCATTATTTCTTAACCGTAAACATAGGCATTATGTAACCACTTATTCCAATAAGGAAAATGATTGATCCTACGGCTGAGTATGCTATCCACGGAGATAATATATTCAGCCCATAGAACAACATACACAAACCAACAACAATACAAATATCACTTAAATCTATTTTTGATATTAGGAATACGATAGTGGAATTGATCAGATAAGATAATGCTTTGGTTAACTTTTTGAGTTTTAATATCATCTATGCAATCCACTGGAATGTGATTAGTATTTTGATAAGATTATGGTAGATAAATAGGTAATTTTACAAGGGACAAAATAGGACATAATTTACTGTATGTAATTATATAATATTATTTAATTATTTATTGTATTGATTTCTGTTTTTTATTAAACAACCACTTATCTATTGCCTTTTTAGTAATGTAAGGATGCCCCGCTGCGTCACGCTTAACCGGCATCCCGCTCTTGCAATACCTCTGTGCGGTTTTATTAGAAACTTGCAGGTAGGATGAGATTTCATCCCAATAGGATAAGGTGTTGGATTTGGTCATTTGGTATTCTCCGGTTGTTTGTTTCTATTAACATTTAGTCTATCAATTTAATGTGATGCGCTCACTTGCCGGAAGTCGGTGCGCGCCAGCTACGCTGGAAAGCCACGCGCCCCTTTATCCGGCTGCGTTCGCATCACAATGGATTATTATTCGCTATAATGTGTAGTAATTTCATACGCTTATACGGGCAAGGATGGCTTCGACAGACATTCCTTCGTAACCTGATTTCTGTGGGATGCCTTTATTGTCACGACTTTTTAATCCTTCTGCCATAGCCAATGCTACACAACCATCGATCCGGAACCTCACCGCACTCTTATCTAATTTACGATTTCCTGCCGCATCACTGACTACCATCGCATTACTAACATTCCAAGTCAAGCAAGGTTGTGTATTGTGCATTAGAGTCCTATTTAATATAGCCCCCTCGAAAGCCTCTACTGCCGGAGTCATATCCTTGTATCCCTGCCCCCACGGGACTAATCTAATCCCACCATTAGGCTCAATTACCGGATTTCCGTCTTTATCCTTCTTTTCTATGTAGCTCGCCAATCCAATAGCATCCATCGCATTACGGAGATCGTCAATCCGGTATCTATCAAATGCTATGGCTATGATTGAATATGTTTGGCTTATTTTAGATAATTCCTCAGCAATATACGAATACTGAATTGACTTCCCCGGCGTGGTATTGATATATCCTTGATTCTTCCATAATTTATACGGAACATGATCCCGATCTTCATGCTCCTGTAATGTCGCTTCTGGTTTCCAGAACCATGATATAGTATGGCTTATGGGGCCATTGGTGACTCCCTGCAAAGACGTTAAATCTGTCTTGCCTGATAGATCAAGGCCCATATACAATTCGCTTCCGGGGGCAATATCGTACTCACCAAAACATCCCTCCCACTCAGCACGGGGTATAAGGGGGGATTTCTGATCTACACATTGATTAAGATATAAATTCCGGAAAGAATTTTCAAACGATGGCATTCTAATGGCTTTATTGGCAAATTCTCTCATCTCGATCAAGGATCTAAAATCTCCGAGAGCAGGATTCGCCAAATACCATTTATCCTCATTTGTTAAAGCATCATCTTCTTCCCCATCTTTAGCCATAGGACAAGCATAAAGATGGCAAACAATGCTGTCGCTTCTTTTACTTAGGCCATCTCTGATTAACTCTGATAAAATATGTTGCGGGTCTTTTGATTGAGTAGATATGACAATAAATAATGGTTCTTCTCCAGCCTCCAATCTCGCTCCCATCGAGGTATCAAAGGCTTCATATAGATCTGTGGACTTTGCCTGTGCCAATTCATCATAAATAACCATCGTGGGGTTGTATCCCATCTTAGTCCCAGCTTCGGCAGATACGGCTTTGTAGGTTGTACCATTCGAGAAATTAACCATCGTCTTTGTAGATGGGACTATGGTTATAATAGAATTAAGTTCTTCATCAGCACGGACAATTTGAGCTACGTAACGGAATACAATAGCAGCCTGTTCACGTTCGTTGGCAACGCTGTAAATTTCTCCATTCATGGTAGCTTCTGGACCGACAAGATGGACAAGCACAAGGGCCGCGATCAACATGCTTTTTCCGTTTTTCCGAGCCATAGACAATATAGCGCGAAGGACTATCCGGGATAAATTCTTGTTGGTGGGATTGTATATATCCTTAATGAATAGCTTCTGGAATGGACGGAGAATAAATCGCCCACCCTTGCCTTTACCAGATGGGATTATGAGATTCTCAATGAAGTCAAATACTAACTGGACCCGCAATGAATAATCGTATGTCTTTATCCAATATTTATTCAACTCCCACCATTCGGGAGTGTTTTTGAGATCCTTTTCTAAAAACAGATCAAAAGCCTTACGATCAGCGGTAGATAACTTTTTAAAATTGTTATTATTAATAGGTAGTTTTGGTTTACTTTTTACTGCCACTTGATATCAGCCCCTTATATTTACTCTTTGCTCCATCCGGAACTTTGCCCAATTGCGCCCTAGCTGATGCGCCTATCCCAAGCAATGCAGCGTATTTAACTACATCTCTCTTAGCTACATTCGCCATGCCAACAAGGATGTTCTGGATAAGATTCCCGTTGAACGTTTGTTCTACCAATGCTTTTCGTGGATTTTCTAGTGCTTGGATTTTGAGTTGTTCATTACACCTACGCCACAAGGACACCGAATCGCAATAAGCAGCCAGTATCTTATCGTCAATTGCGTATAAAGTTTTCATCGCATATAAACCATCACACACCTTGTTCCATTCCTCGATTGCATATTCATCAAGAAACAATGGCGGTATAGGAATTTCATCGGGAGGCGTAGGTTCGGTTTTTAGGGTACGCCTACCTGGATTTCCTTTCATTTTTAATACATTAGATGGCGTCGGTAATCTTCCGCTTGTCATATTATTTCCTCCTGTACAGCCTACCGGGGCATTTACGCTTTTTCGGTGGCCTTGCATCTATTAACTGGATAAATTTATACATTGCTTTGTTGGATGATAAGCAAAATAGCGATGTTATTAAGAATATAAATCCTTTTATCATTTTACACCCCACGAATGATTCGGATCAAGCGGCAACCCATCTGCCCCGCATCCCGGCATAATTCCCTTATTTTGTTGTATCCGCTTTGCTGAATCATGACACAATTTACACACCGATCTATGGTTGCTCGGATCTACAAACAAATCCCATGAATCCACAAACGGTTTATGGTGATCCACGATTGTAGCTGGCCTCTCCTTGCCACTCCGGAGACATATATAGCACAAAGGCTCACGGTTAAGCTGATTTAATCTGAGCCGTCTCCATAGAGTCGTATGATACCAAGGATGGCTTGAGTAGAGAGATTTAGGAGTAGTCATAATTCTATCTTACCACAATTATTAAGCGGAGGACAGAGGATTTGAACCTCTGCAACATTTCTGTTGGCCTATGATTAGCAATCATGCCCATTACCATGCGCTGGCAGTCCTCCAAGTTATTATTTTAGTCCGACCGACATAAAATGGGAGATACACTTTGATATATGATTAGCACCCTGTTTTATGGCTGGAAAAGGTCGTCTCTCGTTTTCTTCCAGCGTTGCTCTGTACCCCTCAGCTTATCAAGGCTTAACTCATGCAGTATATTTGGCGGAAGAGACACGATTTGAACGTGCAACCCTTTCGGGCGACGGTTTTCAAGACCGCTTGGCTCACCATGCTGCCCACTCTTCCATTTAATATATATCAATTTCCAATATTAACCATTTACCAACATTACTTCTTAATTCTTCAAGCAAATCATGGCCCCCAATATTTATTTCTTCGTCTGTCCAAAGATAACCAGTATATTCAGAATAATGAGATATAAATTTACAATCCGCTACCCCCATAATACTTTTCACAAATTCCTCTTGCGCTTCTTCTTTGCTGCATTCTTTTCCAGTAGTAAAATATCTGACAGTTACTTGTCTACGAGTTATATCATTTTCCAATATTTTCGCTAATGGATCTTTGAGTGAAGACAGAAATAAAAAAACATCGTCCGCTTCTCCGTGACTATGAATACTTATTAATCCTTTGTATATTTTTGTTTTCATGTATTTATTCCTTTTTATGATTTGGTAGAGGCAGTCAGATTTGAACTGACACTTTGCAAATTTTAAGTCTGCTGACTCTACCAATTGGCCTACGCCCCCTTAATATCCAATCGCATCTTCTTAATTGGATTCCTCGTAAATCTTCTCCCACTTCTTAGCTTCTCCCTCAGCGCGCAATTTCGCAAAAAAATAGGGTAGGGTAGAACGAGCGTTCTATTTCGGATAAAAAATGACAAAATAGACAAAATTAACGTAAATTGCTAATATTAATAAGCAATATAAAATAAATAAGAATTATTAAAAATAATGTTTGACAATTATATAGAAATATATATAATTGATTCAAAATTAACAACAAAATTAACAAGAGGATATATTATGAAACAAATGTTAGATACTCAAAGGAATGTAGCAGTTAAGCCTCACGCCATGACGATTATTTTACCATTGGAATTGCATCAGGCGTTGCTTAAGCGGACTAAACTTGAGGGTAGGAAGCCAGCGGCTATGGCAAGGAGGATATTGGAAGAAGTGTTGATGAAAGACATTAATAAA